GGCCCCCTGGGTGGGCTTTGAGCCATGTTTCCGGGTTGTCGGGGTCGAGGTCGTCAACGTCGGCGGTCCATTCCATGTGGCACATGCCGCGCCCGGTGTCTGCGCGAGTAGCTGCCCGCCCGGAATCAAGCAAACCTGCCCACCATGTAGAAGAAAGGTCTCCGGCTGCGGACGTTAGGAAGAGCTGCCCGCCGGTAGTTAACAGAGTAGGCGCTATGGCGGTCTCTAGATCCGCCCCGCGTTCGCTACTGAACGAGAAACACTCATCGACTACCACTAGGTCGGCTTCGGAACCATGCAAACTAGACGGCAACGGGCTAAAGAGGCGCATAAACGAACCATTACCGGGAATAGTTAACGCTTCGGAACCGTTCGCTAGGCGTTGACTGAACAAACCCGATAACCGGCTGTCGTCGATCATAGGGACGAAAGATTCTCGTAGGTGCAGTACAGCAGACGCCCGGTTTTGAGCCGTGAAACGGACACCTACACGCCTCTCAGCGAGCATGGCGCGGACCATCATCATCAAAACGAGAAAAGTCTTGCCCGCTCGACGTCCAACCGATAAACAGACCCGATCATAAGCAAAAACCATGGCCCCGGTTTCCTCATCCGGTACCAGCTCTAGCGCCACGTCAGCAAACCGACGCTGGAACGGTTTCAAGCCGTACCCGAACTGCTGGGCAACAGCTTCAACAGCGGGCCCCAACGTAGGCCGATCATGCCGGCGGCGTGTCTCGAACTGCGGGATCGCAGCAAGTGACTGGGCGCTAGGCGTTAATGTTTGAGAGTTCGGCAAGTTCGGCAAGTAAAGCCTCCTCCGATGATGGGGGCCGTTCCGGTGGTGCTAGTTCGTCATAGCGGTCTAAGAGCCCGGCGACAGCGCGACAAGCCGACGCCCACTCTGTGGCGGTCTCTGCTGCCGCTGCCTGATCTAGTCCGGTCTCGATAAGTAGCCGGCGTGTTGCCATCGTGTCAATCTCAGGTGAAGCCATTCAAACACGGTACTTTCTGATCGAACCGGACGCAATCCGACTACTCTGCGTCAACCTGAATGTTACGAAACGATGACGGTATGGTGAACGGTTGCGGGCACAAACTTTTTCCAAAACCCCGGAAACCCTTACAAAGAGAGGGAAAAAACGAGCCGGAGTCTCGGTGATTTCGTAACATTAAAAAAACAGGCGTGTAGTTACCTCACTGAGCGTAGTTTTTGTCACGGTTTGTGGTCGTTGTGGTGGGGGTGGTCCCGGTCGGCGGGTGGGGGTGTATGTTCGTGTTTGACGTTGACGTTGATACCACCCCGGGCGGCCTTTATTGCGGCGTAGGCAACGATGATGGCCGCGCCTAATACTTGCAGGGCGTCTATTGCATCGCGCATAGTCTTAGGGTAGACGGTGGGGGTGTCACTTGGGGCGTCTATTGTGGTGGCTGTGTCAGGTGGTGGTGATCCGATTAGCCGGCGTGTGTATCGGTCGAATCGTTGGCGTCAGGTTCGTCTTGTCGCGCTTGAGCGTGACGATTGGGTTTGTCAGATACAAGGCTCGAAGTGTTCGGTTCGTGCGACGTGTGTGGATCACGTTATCCCATGTCGTGTTGCTCCTGAGCGTGCCTACGATTTAGGGAATCTGCGTGCTGCGTGTCAGTGGTGCAATAATCAGCAGATGGTTGATGATCGTGAGGGGCGTGGTGATGCTCATGGCCGGTTTGAGCGGCGGCGTGTCTGGTAGGTAGGCGCTGCCGCTCATAGTCATTGTTTGCGTTTGCGGCGTTGTTGGGCCTTGTAGAGTTCGCGTTGTTCCCAGGCGTCGAGGACGTTAAGTGTTTTGGCTACCGCACCGGCTACGCCGGTTTGGTTCCGGGTTTGTGGCGTTTCGTTTGTCGACATGGTTCACGTTTGAGCGTTATTTAAGTCGCTACCGCTTGTATCAGTCGATGTGAAAGCAGTAAGTCGGGGCGTGTACTGGGTGCGTGGCCGATCAGTTACCGGCCGGTGGTCGCGTTCGAGCTCAGCCTGTTTGGTTTCTTCGTCAGTGAGGCGTGTTTGTTCTGCCCTTGCTTTTGCTTCGCCGTATGGTCGTTGTCCCGGCGTGTAGCGGCGACCCATGTTGCGAGGAGTGACGCCGATAGCGCGGCGGTTGTTGTCTGGTGTGCGTGGAAGTGGGTTGTCGGGTCGGTAATCAGTCGGGTAAGACACTGCGTGCTCCTACTAGGCGTGTGAGGTCAGGGAGTTATTACTTTCGTGTGTTTCTACGCTCGAAACAACCTGTATCGTTAAGTTACCGACCGGTAACCTACAAAACCCCTGGTCAGTTGCCTAGTACTGGTAGTACCAGGATGAGCTGTTTTGGTGCCAGGTTTACATAACGAACCGTCAGGTTTACATAACGAACCTAATTCGCTACAGTGACGTGAGCGTTGCTAGGCGCTGCTGTTGGGTTGGACAGTAAGGGGGTCGGGTTAATCACCTGGCCCCCTTTTCTGTCACTACGGTTTGTACACCCAAATATCGCTGTAAACGACAAAATTCCGATCGTAGAAATCTCGCGCCGCTTTGTGGTCTGTCGGGTCGATTCCTAGCTTGCGCATCAGTGAGTAGCCCCCGTCTCCCGGTACTGCCTTGACACGATCCGGTGATACCGGTGGCGGCGTAGTACCCAGAGCTGCGGCGATGGTTTCCCTAAAGGCGTCCATCGGCCATGTGCCTGACGTTGCCCACTGCGACGGGCCCGCCGGGTCAATTTTGCGGCCAGGCGACCATTCTGCATGACTGCGAACATGGTTGACAGGGATGCTGTACGCCTCACACAAGGCCGTACACACGGCAATCAGGGTTTCCTGTTGTTTAGTGCCGTAAGGTTCACCGACGCCGTTGTTGCCTATCTCGATACCGATAGCCATACGGTTCATGTCGTCGTTTTTTGTGGCCGGGTCCCAGGGTGCGGAACCTTTTCCGTTTGTGTTTGTTGGTCCTGCGGCCATGATCCACACGGCGGCGTTGTCTTTGTCGCGGGAAATGTAAAGGTTGGCGACTGGCGCCACGTCGGACACGTTGACCATGTAGTTGACTTCTGACGACGCCGAACCGGAACCGGCAGTGTGGTGGACCATGACGTGATTAGGTCGGCCAGGCTGATACTGGCCACCGTCACCGCCACGGCCGCGGGTCTGCCAGCCTTCTACCTCGACAACCGGGACACCGGCAGCACGCAGCACGTCTGCAAGATCAGTCAGCCGGCTCATTCGTGCTCATCCTCATGGTCAGTGAACACGTAGGTTTCGTCGGCGTCGGCGGCTAAGTCCTCTAACGACACGGTGTCGGGCTCTTTTTTTCTCATCCCGCCAGGATAGTTGAAAAAATGTCTTGACATCGGTTGCCGCTTCTGCGATAACCGACTAAATGAACAGATACCAGGAGTTACTAGAGATGATTAAAGAACCGGGGGCGGACTGCATTGTATGGCCCTTCGTGAGCAACCGTGGCGGCTACGGCACTTTGAGACTGCATGGGAAAGTGACATATGCGCACCGCGTTGTGTTGCAAGAATTCAACCCTGCACCGAACGGCAAGATTTGTAGCGTCAAAGGCGAATGGGTAAGCGGCGACAAGCTGTTGGCGACTCATGGTCCATGTCATAACCGGCGGTGCGTTAATCCCTTGCATTTATCCTGGGGTACACACGCCGAGAACAGCGCAGATCGCAAACGCGACGGCACCGAATACAAAGGCGAACAACACGCGAGCAGCAAGCTAGACGCCGACGAGGTAGCCGAGATCCGAACGGCCTACGCAACCGGGCGGTACCGACAGCGAGAACTAGCCGAACACTACGGCGTCCATCAATCCCAAATCAGCTGTGTTGTCACTGGCAAGAGCTGGTGAGTAGGTGGAATTATGATCCCCGACTTGACCCGATCGACGGAACCCGGCTCACGTTCTGCGACGACTGCGAACGGTGGTGCCAAGACTGGTTTGCCCACGACTGCGGACCAACTCGACGTCCAACTGCACCTAGCGTTGATGGAGACGCGGGCAGAGTTCAGAGCTGCCAGAATTGCGGCCATGAAATGGGAGCTGAGTGATGAAGGCTAAGCGGGCAGCGAATTGTTCGGTGTGCGGCCACC